TTATTTGTTTTTTAAAATTCTATATCCAAAGATGGCAAAGCACACGGAGACGAAAGTGCCGTAGCCTACAACCATCCAATTTACTGCATTATATTCGTTGGCGAACAGAGGCACAAATCCACCTAAAACGATAGCTGTAAAAACAAGTTTTGACAGGTCAAAGAAATATTTTGCTAAAGTTTCTTTTACCGTCTTGTCCCAACTGCGCGCCTCCTTCTTTTCTTCTTGTTGTTTACTAAAGTTTCCCATTGCAAATATAGCTTGTTTTACTTGAAGCTCATGCACATCATAACTATATAAACTCCATAAACATGTTCGAGGCTAACCTCGAAAGGGGGATATTTGGGGTTGATTGACTCACAGAGCACCTTGTTAGGGTCGTCGGTGGGCATGAGGCGTTTGATAACCGTGCCATTGCATGTGCTAAGCACATAAACCTTGCCCCATTCAAGGAAGGCGTGTTCATTAATTTTCTTTATGAGCACCGTGCTACCTGACGGATATTCAGGCTCCATGCTGTCGCCAGATATCTTGATGGCCATGTCGATGTCTTTAATCGGTGATATCACCGTTTCGCAGTCGTCGCGACACACGGTAGTGTTGAAGTCGTTTAATGAACCTCCAAGTGCAGAGATAGGAACGAGAGGAACCTTATAAACCTCATCGTCTGCCACACGTTCATTCTTAACCGATGGTTGAGGCTGCGCGTTTGATGTGGAGGAAAGCATGTCGCCCTCGCCTGTCATTAGCCACTTAATATTGAACATGTTGTCAAAGGCTACGTTGAATCGTTCTAGAAAATTATCTGTTAAGAACTTGCTATCACCGTTAAGTGCAGCTGTTACATTAGGACGAGATGCGTGCATTATGTTTGCAACATCTGTTTTTGTATGCACCTTACCAATAGATCTAAGATGCTCATAAGCCTTTGTAATACACTTGTGTTTTACGTTTTCTTGCATCATAATACATATAAGTCTTAATTAGTGTTAATATAATACACAAATGTCTTATAAAATTTTGTCGTAATACAAATGTGTCTTATCTTTGCAATCGAAATCATTAATACATTTGCAAATATACAAAATGTTTTTGATTTGGCAAGTAGAATATAAAATAAAAAAACGAACAATATGACAAAAGAAGGATTTACGAAGCTCACGGGTTTGAAACCGACAGACGAAGAGTTTGAAATCATCAACGGGCTGTGTACGGTATTGACAGAATTGTCAAGAGCCTTTTCTAAGATTGCCACTAAAGAGGACTGTAAGGAGGTAGGCTTGGAAGACTATACACCTATGACCGAAGGAGAATTTTGTGTGATGTACGGCAAGGGTGAAGATAGAAACTTTTTTTTCATGGTAGGATATATCTACATGTACTTGTGTGTTTTATCACCACACAGGAGTGACGACTCCTTTAAAAGCTTTGAACGTGAACTTTCGGTGACTAACCGCATGTTGGAACGAGATTATAAGCTAAGCCTCTACGGCAGAAGATTATTGCTGGAAAAAGCCAAGGCAGCAGCAAAGAACATAACAAAAAAAGATTGAAGATATGACAAAACAGGAATTTACGGAGCTCACGGGCATCAACCCGACAGAAGAAGAGTTTGACAAAATCCATGAACTGTACATGGCAACAGGCGCCGAGATGGACAAGCAAAGCTTTTGTGCTGCTTACAAGAGCTGCAAAGACATGACCCTCGTCAACGCGTTGTATCACAGCCTGGCGTTCAGCATCAACAGGCTGAAGGAAGAACGGGACCGCATTGAGAAAGAACGGAAAGAGGATAGAAAAAAGCATGAAGATCTTTGGGAGAAGACAGATGAAGCGGTTCTCAACATATTGAAAATATCAGAAGACGCTAATGATGAGGACCATGCTATTTTGAACAGTATTGCTGTTTCCTTGGTAGGCAAATTTGATGTATGCATGGCTAAATTAGATAGAGGTTATGTCATGGACGCAGAAGAAAGAGAATATTTCTATGATAAAATAGCAGATCTAAGAAATAAATGTGAAGGTTTTGAATAAGAAGAAAACAGATAATATGATGGCAAAGAAAAGAGGACGTTACAAGCCGCGGAAAGACTGTCTGAAAGCAATGTTCCGCGGCATAGCAGAGGGCGACATAAAGACCCTCGCCATAAAGGACACCAACGTGTCGTCGCTAAGAACGATAGCCGGCAGCCTTAACGCGGAGGCCGGCTACCAAAAATACAGAGTATCAGTGGACACCCTTCTGGGTAAAGTAAGAATAGCTAACAACGTGTAGAACATGAACATCAGCCTAACAGACTTTCAGCGATTGGTGACGATAGCCGTTGACGCTGGCATACAAGGCTTCCTGAAAAGCAGGGAGCCGCAGACTGACCGCATAAAGCAGAGCGAGGCAAAGAGGTTTCTCGTGGAAAGGGGCTATCAGGCGACAGCGCTGAAACGATGGGTTGAGGCTGGCTTGGTTACGCCCATAAAGAAGGGAAAGGCCCGCAACGCCGCCGTGTGGTATTCGCTTACAGAGATAAAGAAGGCATGGCTCGTTGTGGAGCTTAAAAAGAAAGACAATGATAATAGCTAAACCTGACGTGAACCCAGAGGGCTTCTACAACCTGTCACAGGCTGCCAGGGCACTGCATATAGACAGACACACCATGGCAAGGTATGCAGCCCAGGGATACATCCATTTTAAAAGACGAAAGCTCGGACGGGTGCGTGTGACGACGGGAGCCGAGATTATCAAGTGTTGGAAAATGATTTATCATCAATAAAACGGCGTGTTACGCCAATAAAAAGGAAAACAGTATGGAAAAGATAGTAAAGAACTGGCGTTATTGGCTCATGGGAGCCGTCGCCCTGCTGGCTGCGCTTAACATCATAGCCCTGCCATCGCCGAGAGAAGAACATTTCTGGCTGATCTTCATCGGCTCAAAGGTTGCAGCCTTGGTGTTGTTGCACATTGATGTGCGCCTGTTTGTGTGGTTTGCCAGACACCGGCAGATCGACGACATACTGCTTGTCGAGGAATGACGGATATAGGATTATGATTACATATTTTTTTTGTTTGTTTTAATAAAAGAACACGAAGAACCCAAGCGTGGGAAGGAAAGATTTTTTTTCATCTTTAACTTTAACCATATTAGTGTTTGAAAGAATGTTGAGGCTGCCTGTGAAGGTCGCCTTGACAAACGGGGATGCCGGGCGCGGCACGGATAGAGCGCAAAAAGCGTAGGAAATTAGGGCAAGCGTGGTTCGACTCCACGCATCCCCACTTTCGTAAAGGTTTTTAGATAGTGTTTTTTTAGATTGAAGATTGATAGGTTGAGGCTGTCTGTGAAGATCGTCTCGCCAAACGGGGATGCCGGGCGCGGCACGGATAGAGCGCACAACGTTTGGCCAAAGCATGGTTCGACTCCATGCATCCCCTCGATAAATTGCTTATTTATTTATTTTTAAAGAAGCCCAGGCGTGGGCAATGTTTAAGGTTTTTAGTTGTATAGTAGCAGCTACCTGTGAAGGCAGCTGTTCCTTTAAAACTCATATAAAAGTAAATATGTGAATTAATTTTTCTAAAACGTTGAGGCTGCCTGTGAAGGTCGCCTTGACAAACGGGGATGCCAGGCGCGGCACGGATAGAGCGCAAACAAGAGCTTAGCGAAGCTCTGGAGCTGGTTTTTCAGAAGCGTGGTTCGACTCCACGCATCCCCACAAACGGCCATACGGCCCTTTATAACGACAAGAGGACCTGTCGGTCCGCAGCAGAAAGAAAAGACACGGCAGACGGCTTTGAAACGGCTCTCTCGCCAATTATTCATTTAAACATCAAACAATATGGGAAAGAAAAGTGTTGAGGCTAACTCAAGCAACAAACAGTGTGAAAACGACACCATCGTTATTGAACGTTTCTCCAAGAAACGATATGAGACATACAAGGCTAAAGGCATACCCTTCAAGATAGTTTGCGGAAGTGGCCGCCTTTGCGAAGTCAAGGCTTTCGACTGTGGAGTCAATAATGACCAGGTGTTAGTAGAAACCTCCTGCAAATATTTCGAAAAGGATGATGTCAGCGCCTTCTACGCCAACCAAGAGGACGGCAGCACACGAATCTTGGAAGGAAAACTGTCCATCTACCGTGGTCCGTGGTTCAAGCGTAACGACCTTGTTGTAAAGACTATTGACGGATGTGTAGGACGCACGATCTTCTTCTGGCATGGCATAAATCCAAAAGACAACAAGTTATTTGCCCATTGGGAAGCTTATTCGCCTTATGACGATTTTCACGATTCCGAGTTTCATTCATGCACATCAGGCGGCGATTTAATAGACAATCTTCCGGGCGGTGGAAAGGGCAATTATCACTTCCGTCTCGCAACAGACAAGGATTTTGCCGACTACCGTAAGGCTCTTCGCGACCATCGTATCGCATGGGATGTTGACGGACACTTCTATCACTATCCTCATGTAGGAGACCACTATTACGAGATATTCTTCAACCACGGAGTGGCCGACTTCCGGGAGTGTGTTTTGGAGAGCGAGGACACACGTCCCGAAATATCACGCCTCATAATGAGATGCGACCTCGATGTGCATCTTGAGCTAAGAGAAGAACGTGTCAGAAAGCGCGTAGATGGAATAAACAAAGCCCTTGGGCTTAAAGAATAGCAAAACAACAAACAATATGGGGAAAATAATCAACAACGCCTTGCGTCATCGGCGTGCAACAGGACGCGCTTGCATGCATTTGAATGCATCTGCTTTCTTTAGCATGCAATTGCATCAAACATTTGCAAATGCAAACACGGAGTGCTTTTGCATGCTTTTGGATAGACTTGAAAACGGATAAGAAAAAGAACTTAAAACCGCAAGAATTATGGAAAAATCTTTCATTCTCTACGCATCATATTATGACATTCTATCAGGTCTGAATGATGAAAAATTAGGAAAATTGTTGCGTGCTTTGTTCCTTTACAACCGCGAAGAAGAGGTTGAAAGACTGCCTCCAGACATACAGATGGCGTTCTCTTTCATAAAACGTGATATGGATGCTAACCGCTTGAAATACAAGGAGACATGCGAACGGAGAAGGGAAAGCGCAAACAAGAGATGGGGCAAAGAAAAAGAAGCAGCAGACGATGCAAACAATGCAAACAATGCAAATGTATGCAAAAGCATGCAAACGATGCAAAAGCATGCAAACGGATGCAAGTCGATGCATAATGATAATGATATAATAAAAGAAGAAGCTAAAGCTTCTAAGAAAAAGGGCAAGCCTTTTTCAGCGGCAGCGGCGGCAGCAGGCTGTTCTTATTGTCCTGATGAAGAAGAGCGTGAACCTTTGGATCCGATGTTTGTAGACATACAGCAGCATTGGAACGACAAGTGTGAGGAGAGCGGCAGCGCCATGCGTCGCCTGACGATAGTGACGAAGAACAGGCAGCTCCTGATCATGCAACGGGTGAAAGAGCATGGGGGCGATGCTGCTGTGGTTTACCGGGCAATAGACAACGCCATGAAGAGCGACGTGCTTAACGGAAGGAAAGGCAGCGGCTGGGTGGCCAACTTCGACTGGATGATGAAGCAGGACAACTTTGCCAATGTGCTTGAAGGTGTGTATAACGACGAAAGCAAAAAGCCGCAGACAAACAACGCAAAAACCTGCAACACAGACCCTTCGCTTGACGAAGCCATCAAGGAGGCTGTTGAGGCTAAAGAAGAAACGCCAGAAGACAAGCAGCGGAAGCTCGCGCTGTCATACATCGAAAGGGTGGAGCGTGAGCCGAACAACGAAAGGCTTAACGGTCTGCTCAGGATGATGCAGAAGAACGGCACGCTTGAGAAGCTGGGCATAGAATGGAAACCTAAAGCTGTATGAACGACATGAAGAAAACACCGTCGCTTTGTGAAACGTGCCAAAACGCACGCAACTGTATAAACGGACGTTACTGCTTAGCGTTGCGCCGTTATGTGCACCACGTCACAGCACAAACGTGTGACAGCTTTAAGCAAGAAACAGAACAAATACAGACAAAAGATGAACAAAGAGGATTGTTGCAGAATATTCTGCATTGATGATATAATGGATCTTCCTCAGGCGGTCATGGATGTTGTGATGGGCGACAGAAAACAGCGAAACGCGGTTTACAAAGAGCTGCTCTCAGTGAACCACCATGACATGAGCTTCGACTGGTTCCGTCAGCTGTACGAGGAAGAGTTTGCTCAGCGCAAGAAGCAAAAGCAAGATTTCACTCCCGTTGAGGTGTCTGAGCTTGTGGCAAAGATTGCATTGCCTGATGCCGGCACCATACATGAACCCACAGCGGGTACAGGCGGCCTTATAATAAGCGCCTGGTGGGAGCAATGCCGACGGGCCATTCCGTGGGAGTATTTCCCCTCACAGCACATGATAACCGTCTGGGAACTGTCTGACCGTGCTGTTCCTTTGCTGCTGCTTAATCTCAGTATTCGTGGCATAATGGGCTATGTCTATCATGGCGACGTGCTTGAACGCACGGTTAAAGCACGGTACATCTTGCTTAACAGAAGCGATGACGCTCTCGGCTTTAGCGATGTTGTCATAGCTCGCCCTGGTGATTGTATTATTGAACAATAAAAACAAAGGAGGTAGTAAAGGATATGACTTTTTTTGAGGTTTATGACCTTTGGCTTGATGAACATAAGGCAGAGGTGAAACAGACAACATTCGTTGCCTACAGGTATGCTCGCAAAACGTTTGCAAAAGTTATCGATAAAGATGCCGATATATGCAGTCTTGACGAGGCCAAGATGAGAGAGGTTACCGAGAGGTTCCGAGAGTTTAATATGGGTAGTCGTTATAGGTCAGATCTGCTGATGGTATTTCGTATGGTGATGCGCTACGCTGCCCAGAATTTAGGCATAGACAATCTTCCGTCTATTGACTGGCGAGTGAAAAACTTTGTAAAACGTAACAGCAAGGACTCTACAAGGCAACGCGTCAAGAGATTTACAATCGATGAATACGAGCGTATAATAAAGACGTTTGAAAACAATCCTTCTCCAGCCGGGCTTGCTGTTATTGTAACAATGTTTACGGGAATACGCATTGGAGAGGCGTGTGGTTTGAAATTCTCTGACATCGACTTTGATGATGGCGTTATACACGTTCAGAGAACATGTGTTACGATTACAAAGGAGGTTCAGAAAATATTACATCCAGACGAGGAATATAAAACGTCTTGCTGTCTGCAAGCCCCGAAGAGCGCTACATCAGACCGATATATTCCGATTGTACCTAAGCTGAGAAAGATACTTCAGAACTATGCGCGAATCTATCCTGCTGATTATTTTGTATCTACATTGACAGATAGGCCTAACAATACAAGAACGTTAAGAACTTGGTATAAGAATATGCTCGAAGCGAGTAACGTGCCGTATCTTAATTAG